TGTAAACCCTTTACATCAATATAATCCATATTCATTTCACCATCCTTACCCTTTGTCCAAAGTTTGGCCGCGTATCGTTTTTTCGAATATAGAAAATAAGGGCAATATACCTTTTCCAATTCGAGATTATTAGGCGCCTTAAATAGTTTTGTACATTCGTTCGCAGCCTTTTCACCCAGTTCCCAACTGTATTCTATAGCTTCTTTTCCGGTACGAGAACCTACATCAAATTCAATCATCACGCTATCGGTGTCACCGTAACGAACATAGGAACCAGGATAATTCGTCTCAACGTACTTTTTAGTTTCATCAATCATGTCACGTCCTTTCATTGTGGTGGTAGAAGCAATAGCGACACATGGAAGAATTCCCTTAGATGCACCCGTAAAACCGTACACGGAGTTCATTGAAATCTTATACGCGAGCTGTTTACCATTGTACATCTGCTTAGTCGCGCCTGTCGAATTCGCCATATCCTTCTTAGCCTGTTTTCTAAACTGTTTCAATTCTGATAGAATACTTGGTAAAATACTCGGTACATTTTGTGCGAATGTATGCTCACCGAATCGTTCGTACTCGACACCGGGTAAGTTATCGTATTTACTATCTCGAACGAGACTAGAATAACATAGATTATGCGCCATCATGATAGATGGGTATAAACCTTCAAAATCGAGTGCGGTAATCGGTGTATAGTAAGCACCGGATTGAGCTTCCAGGACCGTCGCACCCACGTATCCAGTGTTATCCATATGACCATATTCATAGGCCGGAACCTTGAACCCCATCTCCCGAGCCTTTTTAGTCAATTGACTGAACACTTTGATTTGCTGCCCCCGTTCAACTAAGTAACTTAGTGGTACCCATGTGGCTTTAGCCATCTCTAATAAATTCATCAATGTTGATAACTTGGCAATCAGTCTGTGTGGTAAAAGTGTATCCTTTATACAATACTCAGCAACTTCACGTAATTCATTTGGATCTCCCCTTACAAACCGCGCAAACATTTCTTTCGGTGGCATATCAATCTTCTGGTCTCCCAAATAAATTTGAGAAACATTGTTCAGTTTATATGAATCTAATTTATATTCACGTTTAACCTCATGGAATAAATCAAAAATAAATCTTCCTGGCATTGGTACGAGTTTCAATTCATTATCCCCTAGTGCGCTCGAAGAAAGTTTCTTACGAGATAATGTACACGTAAAGTCTCTCAATTTACTCATTCTATAAAAAGCCAATGGGCAATTGTTCAACATACCACGTTCCATAATATATTCTAAATCAAATCCAAAGATATTCCATCCGGTTATAATATCTATGTCATGACTGTTGATATATTCACTAAAACCCATCAAGAGATCGCGCTCAGACTTGTAACTTACAATAGAACACCCATCTAGATTGTGATCAGTCTCCTTATAACATAAACATGTCTTATCATATGGTTCGTCTTCGCCAAAACGCACGAGTGATATCGCAATTTGGAAACACGCATCTCCAGGTACACATGGGTCGGGGAATTTCCCAGTAGAACTGTGACACTCAATATCGAGCGAGGCGACTACAAACGGGGCAATATCTGTCGTATCAAATGGTTTTAGGCTTCTCCAATCCTCGCATTTTAAATCTATGTCAACTTTCGTATAAGACGCAGGTTCGCATGAGTCACCTGTATCTACCCAGCCCGTAGATTGAATACCAGTGCGATGCATCAATCGTAATACAGGGTCGAGATTAGCTTCAAAAATCTTTAATTTCTGAGACATGCCGGTTATGAATTTTCGTAATCGGTTACTTATATAACGTCGAGAAAGGAGATTCGTACAGTGAATTTGAAGAAAATAACTCTTCTCCCCATTTTGAAACCCTTCCATATCTTTTGCTTCAACAACGTCAATATCAATTATATCCGGACACGTTCGCTTTACATATTGTATAAGTGAATTAGGTGTCATCGTACCCGGAATTTTTATAAAAAAATATGGAATAAATTTCGTCGTTACACAGACGGACTCCCCTTTCATCGTCTTACCAAAAATACGTATGATGTGATCATCATCTTCGTCGCGAGCATCCCAGGTGAGAACCTGAAATTGTACCATCCTACTTACTAAGTTATAGAGCTAAAATTTTAATATCGTTTATTAATAAATGTCTGCTGCGTTGACCGAACTCGTGTCGAAGGGAGCTCAGGATGTATACATCACTGGCGACCCCCAAGTTTCATTTTTTCATCAAAACTACAAACGCCATACGAATTTCGCTATCAAGCCAGAACGTCTCGACTATATCGGGGTGTTCGGTTCAGGTAACGAAGTCAGCATCCCTTTGAGTACAAAGGGTGATTTACTCAGTTACATCTGGGTAGAAGCCACAGGTATCGGAGCGACTCGTGATGTTGACACCGGTTTCTTCAAATCGACTGATACGAGTGTGACCGAATTTTCTCTTTGGATCGGTGGACAGGAAGTAACTCGCCTCGATTCCCTTTACATCCAGGGTGTGCACAATGCTTTGTACAAACAGGATCAGGCTAAGGCTACATGCGCTGTGACACTCGACGAAGTTCCCGAAAACGCGAAGGGAACTGGTGCTCACGCCGATCATTACATGATCCCTTTCTTCTTCAGCGAAGACTGGACAAAGTCGCTCCCACTTACAGCGCTTCAATACCATCAGGTGGAGTTACGCATTAAATGCCGATCGGGGACGTTTACGCTAGGTTCCACACCCAAAGTGTACGCTACATACGTCTATCTCGACACGGAAGAGCGCAAAATGGTGGTTGACCACGAGCACGAACTTCTCATCACTCAAGTACAGTACCAGCCAATGTCAGCGACTGACACGGATGTGGATCTCACGTACTTCAACCACCCCGTCAAGGCACTTCACGTTGTTTCGTCTATAGCTGACAATACCACGTGGTCCACAAACTGGTCATTCGATACGGCGACCCTGTACATCAACGGTACACCCTTATTCGAGGACATGTCATCGACATACCACCATAATGTCGTCCCCGAAATGCACTGCTCAGTGCTCGCCCCGGACGTATTAAGTACCACTTCCACGTTTACGTGGCCATTCTGTCTGACAATGAACAAGTCGCAACCCACGGGTTCGCTCAACTTCTCGCGCATAGACAATGCCAAGTTGGTTCTCAATGGAACCACAGACAGGCTCGGTGCCATTGTTAGAGCTTACGCTGTCAACTATAACATCCTGAGAATTAAGGATGGTATGGCTGGTGTAGCATTTGCGAATTAATTAACCAGAAGAACCGAATCCACGGGTTCCGCGTTCAGTATCTTCAATAGCAGTGACTTCCTCGATGGAGGGTGTTTCACATTTTTCTAAAATAAGTTGGGCGATTCGATCCCCTTGTTTAATCTCGAACTTTTCTCCTCCATGATTAAATAAGATAACCTTCAATTCACCTGTATAATCAGGGTCAATAACACCGGCTCCAGTTTGAATCCCATGCTTTACAGCGAGACCCGACCGAGGTGCGATACGACCGTATACACCGAGTGGAATTGTTGCGGCGATACCCGTATTCACGATACCACGTTCCATTGAAGGGATATACATATCGATAGTACTATACAAGTCATATCCGACTGAACCAGGGGATGCGCGTGTGGGTAGAATCGCATTGTCGGAAAGACGCTTGATGAGAAGGTTCATTTACTTATACTATAACTATACCCTTTATACCATTTAAAATGTTAAATTACACATCGTTTTCATCTGCGTCGTGTACAATATAAGTGCTGCCATTAAAAACCCATTGACACCCATAGATATGCTAAGTAATACCTTTCTGATAACATGCCCATGATTAGCATCTATTAATTGCATATGTTCGATTTCAATTAATTTACAATCATCTTCAAGTTCACCTTGTGTATATTCTAAATCCTCTATGATTTTGGATATCATGTCGATAACATCGGTGGAATATTTAACCATTTTATATTATACATACACCACACGTACTTAAGTTACTATTTCGTAAAAAATAATTAATATGATTTGGTATTACTGTCGTTCGTGTAAAATTACTTATGATGGATTTGCGCAATGTTGTCCAGAACTCGATCATGTAAAAGTTGAAGAGAATGATAGTGATAGTGAATAGATTTAAATACAATAAAGAAATACTTATACTTTATATAAATGAGTGCGGCGTGGCGTATAAATACTTTAGGAAGGCTCCCTCGTCAGGGACGATGGCATTGGTATTCTGCACTGAAATTAGATGAAGATCTACTCGCGACTGAAGGTCAACGTGCGTTTAGGCGTGAAACTTGGCAACTGCTCGAAGATCTCCACCCCGAGCGTAGTAGGGGGTTTCGCATAGAGCTCGAAGTACACCACGAACTGAAAAAAATAGACTTTTTTACCAAGTCTATGTCAAATCACGAAAAACTTACCATATACACAAAACATAAAAACAGACTGAAAAACATATTCCCAGAGTACATGTTGTTTGAACGCCACGTGTAAAATGGTCGGTATTAATAGGTATGTGTCTGTGTTTTGGATCTAGTACCACTTATAAGATTGATTTAAACCGAAAATTGAAATGTTCGTGTAATCTATGTGGAAAAATACATGATGATATGAAAGATCTTATACGACACATGGGATACCACGAACCGGACGATATGAATAGATTAATTGACCGTGATATAGGTACGGTGAATTGCCGTGAATGTAATAAATCTTTTAAAACTGTCTTCTATCTAGCTGGGCATATATGCTCATAAATATTTATCCATATCCATCTCCCAATCTGTAATTTTACGCGTTTTTGTGGGTGGTATGATGAGTGTATCCCTATTGACGACGCGACACGCATGCTTTCCAATGGTACACGTATGGTTCAATTCATATTGTGACACGAACTCGATATAAGGTTTTAATTCTGTATCCGCTTCGAGTAGTGTTTTATACCGAAATGCCTCATCAAATGTTTGAAATGCGATAATGTGGTTTATATCTTCACCACCCTTGTTATGTTCAACGACCGAATACACACCTTCTTTCCCATTCTTTTCGAATGCGAGAATATGTAACATCTTATTCGTATCTACTTCATTGATAGATTTACTATTCTCAACACTTAGATGATGTATACTCGCACGAGTCTTACACCTAACCCTAAAACGAGGAGTTGGAACACGGTATACAAATCGGGTTTGTGCAAACATTTACATTTTAGTATATCATTGTACCACTTAGGTGAAATTGTGAATAGGCTTATAGAATTAAATGTATATAGTATTATAAAGGATGGCGATCGATAAGAATACAAAGGATAAGCTCACCGACTCCGAAAAGAAGAAAATCAAACAGGAAAATAAGGCGAAGGCCAACCCCCAGAAGGCTGCTGAGAAGAAGGAGAAGAATGACGCGTGTCGTGAGAAGAGAAAGGAGGAGGGAACCACCAAGTCATTCGCTTAATATCCCCTTACCCACTTTTGCATTTTACCTACACTCCACACGAGACTCATGATCGCCGTAGCGTTTTTAACAGTCTCGTCTAGAGAGTTCATTTTGTTTAGTTTATATTATTTAGGAATTTACTTAGGTGCTCGCAATCCAATTTCATTCCATATTCGAGGTCCCGGTCTGTAAGTTATAAAAATGAATGTTGTTTAAGGAAATTGGTACCCTTCGACAGCTTCTTCAACGACGACGGGTTTTTGAATAGTTTCATCGATTGTAACTGACTTTTTAGGTTTAGGCATGGGTTCGGGTGTGGGTTTTGTATTTTTTACACTCTCGCGCACTTCATTATATATTTCAGGGAATCTATTATACGTATCGTTCTTTTTAGAAAAAAACATAACGAAAGCCAATACACAGAAAGATACGATTGTAGAAATAACAAACGTTCGGAGAATCGTTGGTTTGCTAATATTCAGCATGGTATACGATAGACGAACATTTTAATATTTTGTATTTATATATGAAAGTCACTCTGAAAAGGAGTCCAAATCCGAAAAAGAAATACAGAGTCACGTTCGAAGACGGGGGGCGTGTCGACTTCGGAGGTAAAGGCTATTCAGACTACACGATTCACAAAGATCCATCGCGTATGAAACGGTATCTTGCGCGTCACGGACGCATGGGTGAAACGTGGACCAAAGGTGGTATGAAGACGGCAGGGTTTTGGTCGAGATGGCTTTTATGGAGTAAACCATCAATGGATGGAGCTAAACGATTCATGTCTAAGCGTTACGGTATCACATTTATTTAAAAAAAATGATCGGTTCTGTATAATTTAGCCTGATACGGTGCGGCTTTACCCAAAACGTTTATACTCTCATTGCCGTATAACTCCTTACAGCCCAAATCATCCATACAGTCACGGCCATCATGTGTGACGGGTATCGAGTATATCTGTTGACCAGGCGTCGATGTATAGTAATGGTATTGATCTCTACGACCATTCACCTCCTTACCATATAAGGGGAGCGTCTCGTTATCTTCACCCAAAAGTACCCCCATTTGCTGAACATGTCCAGGTTTATAGTCCTTTATAGGTGGGTCTCTAAATTCTGGTTGTCGTCTGCGTACTGGTTCTCTTTGACGCGTGGGTTGAGGGAAAGGTACATTTACCGGAACTTCAACTCGCATGACCTGTTTGGGTCTTAGTACAAGATACCCAATTATACCCAAAAGTATGACGATTAACGCATATCCAGTCGCGTTCGCGTTCTTGCGTTTCATTTATATATCCTAGGAAAATATTTTAGGACGTGGGAGTATCCCAAGTTTAAGTTGAACCATAAGCCACAATAGGAATAATATCGTTTTTACAGTTTGCCCAGCTGTCTTATTATCCATATTATATATAGGACTCATCAA